TACGACTCTGTGGTGAGCGATGATGCTAAACTCGGCGATTTTATGAAACGTCCTGTGTTAATTTACAGTGACAGATGGTCGACTACAGCACCCACAGCAGTCAATGCTACATTCAATCCGTGGAAGTTATTCTGCGAAGACCCTGCGGTTCTTGAAAAGTTAAAATATTTCAACAATCTCAGTGGTAAATTGGTTGTTAAGTTCATGGTCAATGGAAATTCATTTCTATATGGTCGGTTGATGTGTTCATACGAACCTGTCCCAGATTTTAATGATTTGTCGCTAGGCAATCTAACGGAACGGGATTACGTGTTGTTCTCCCAACGGCCCAAGATATTTTTAAATCCAACCACAAATGAGGGTGGATCAATGCACTTGCCATTCTTTTGGTACAACAATTACCTGAATATTCCCGCTTCCGAGTGGGATCAAATGGGTGAAATTACGTTGTCGGCTATAGCGCCTCTCTTACATGCATCCGGTGAAGACCAAAGTGTCTCAGTAACCGTGTATGCCTATATGGAGGAGGTGGTGTTGGCTACACCAACTGCATTGCAATCGCAAAGTGAAATTTTATACTCTCATGCGAAACAGACTAGTGTAACAAAAAAGGACGAATATGGAACTGGAATCATATCCAAGCCCGCTTCGTCTTTAGCAGCAGCAGCTGGATGGCTAACGAAGATGCCAACAGTTGCACCATACGCTCGAGCAACGCAAATGATTGCTTCGTCCGTTGGAGAATGTGCTCGCTTATTCGGCTACTCACGACCGCCATATATAGATGGTGTAAAGCCGGTAAAGATAGTAACAGCTTCAGCTTTTGCCACAGTGGATCAAGAGGATGGCCCTTTAAAGCTAACCCTTGATTCTAAGTGTGAAACGACAATCGATGCACGCACAGTTGGACTCTCTGGAGACGACCACATGGGTATTTATGATATTGCTCAGAAGGAAAGCTTTTTGACTTCTTTCGATTGGGCAACTTATGAACAAGGTGATATACCGGGAACTACGCTGTTTTCGGCTAATGTCACGCCCTCTTTGTCAAATAACGTTGATGCCGATGAAGTGAACATGACTCCTATGGCTATGATGTCACAGTTGTTTACGTTCTGGCATGGAACAATCGTTATGCGATTTCAAGTAGTCGCTTCCAACTTCCACAAAGGTAGGTTGAGAATTCAATATGATCCGCAAGGTGTTACCTCGCTGGATGAAAATAAACAGTACACTGAAATTATTGATATTGCTGAGACGCGAGATTTTGAGATTTCCATTGGATGGGGTGTTTCCCGTCCTTTTCTGAACATTGCCCGGGTGGGGCAATTAGTAGGTGGAGATCACATCGAATATCGTGAAAATGCAGTGATTCCGTTGTCGACGCAGTCCAACGGACAGATCAGAATTTCTGTGCTGAATGAGTTAACGGTGCCTGGTGATCCTAACACCGCATCAACAGCTCCGCCCATTCAAATGAATGTTTTTGTTAAAGCTGGAGACGACATGAAGTTTAGTGTC